AGCATAAGCCAAATTATTGGTGGCTGTGTTGTTAAAGTCGTATCGAGCTGCGCGTATGCTACCCACGGCTCCACTTTTGACAGGTTGTCCAAATGGATTGCTGGGTTGTAATGCTGAATTTAATACAAGTATAAATTGCTCATACCAATCGGGATTGGTAGTGTCATTCCAATTTATGATCAAATTTTGCAGATTGACCCCATTGCTATCGTAAATGGTCTGATCAGTTCGCACCTGAGTCAGCTTAAGCAGCCCTTGAGCTGCCAGACAACGACGAGGATTGTAACTGAGAAATCTTGCCAAACGCATGAGGCTTTCTCGTCGTTCCGCAGTGGATAAAAAATTTTCTCGGGTGTTCAAATCCACACGAAAAGCCAAATTGCCGCCCAGATATGCCAACATTTCAATAATAGCAACAAATTCACTACTGCTTATCCAATCATTGAAATCTTCTGGATAGTTGACCCGTATGTAATCAATCAATGCTTCACGAATAGTATCGTAGTCGTATGCTGCAAATGAAATCTGTTTGAACGATTGGTAGATCAACTGCCAATCTTGTGCTGCAAATAGGTTGTTTTGTCTTAGGGTTTGGCTCATGATGCTGTGGCTTCCACGGTTCTACGGTCAAAATCGAGGCTGAATGCCTCAACAATATTCAAAGGTTGGTAATAGATATTCATTTGTAGTTGAATTCCATGGTCATATTGAACTAGATTGATACTTTGTAAATTGATTCTAGTATCTTGTTGCACAATATTTGTGCTGTCTTCAACTATAAGAGTCACGTTGTCCGCTGTCATGGGTTCAAAAATCATGTCCCAAATGATGCTGCCAAATGTGGGCATCATCACTCGTTCACCCTTGCGTGTATAAAAATGATTGATAAGATCTCGTTTGATAAGGTCGAGGTCCGTGTATTGTGTTTGCTTGATGCTGGTATCCACACTACTGTAACCCACAAACAATCTTGTTCTTGTTGTGCTTGCCATTGTAACAATATTTACCCTACCTATAATCAGGCGAGATAAAATGTTGTAAATATAGACGAGATTGAGGGTACCATGAGAATACATGAAATAGATGCAAACTTGTACAAAAAGAAATTGCCCACAGAATTGGATATTTTGGAAAAAGCACTGGCGGATTTGGAAGACGATCTCCTGCAAGCTAGGAATCAAGAGAGAAATTTGAGGCATGCTGAAGCTGATAATGACCTAATACAAGCTGCACAGGACCATGTGTATGATTTGGTAAACAAACGCAAATCTCTGCAAGATCAAATTTCTCAAAAAATGCTAACCGAACCCATGCCCCAAGCTAGAAGCTACATGGAGCAAATTGAAAAGGAATGCAGCGGGATCCTTACACTCAATCGCAAACTAAGGTTGTGCCTATTGAGTGGTATGAGAGATCGTGGGGCTGCGTTTGCTGGTCATACCACAGTTGGAAGAAAACCGTCAGACAGCGACACGACGTTGTCAAAACAATTTGATGATCACTTGCTGCAAATGGGGTTCCAAGCATTGAGAAGCAACAGCATATTTGTAACCACAGACAACTACCAAGCTGAGAATTACGGCACATTGTATATGATCTTTCCCAAGGACAACAAATTTGATTATACATATACCAACAGGAAAGATTTGATCCTGGATACAGATGAACAAGACAATTTGATTAGCTTGGACGCTTTTGTAGCTGCCTACATGCCCCAGTCGCAAAACATTGCAGACGCTATGCGCACAGGTAGGGAAATTTATATTAGTGGCCAATATATTGCCTTGTTGGCTGCAAGATTTGGTGTTTGGGCTAGGGAACGATGGGGTATTGACTATCTACAACAACCTGAAAACTTGATAAGTTTTTAGACAAATTTGACACTATCCTGAATATATCTCATGCTTTAAGCATGAACAAAATTTTTCTCACATGGTCAAATGTGAATGATCAAATACTAACAATTGTTGATCAAATGAATCAAATCAATTGGCAGCCACAAATGATTGTGGGGATTACCAGAGGTGGTCTTATCCCAGCAGTCATGCTCAGCCATTATTTTGATACTAAAATGGATACAATCAACGTTAGCCTGCGTGATCACAATGCACACGATAATGCCAATTTACAAAAGATTACAAATTGGTCTAGTATTGGTTATCAAGTGCTGGTTGTGGATGAAATAAATGATACTGGTGCCACTCTAAAAATGATCATGAATAATATATCTCATGGTCAAAATGTCAAGATTGCCGTGCTGGTTAACAATCAAGGCAGTACAACAACTGTGGATTTTTCTGGAATAAAAATCAACAAAGACAAGGATCCCAGTTGGATAGTATTTCCATGGGAAAAGGAAGAATAAATGTCACATTTGATCAGCGTGGATCAGTTTGATACATTGTGTATTGACAATCTGTTTGGTTTGGCTGACAAGATTGCCAACAGCTCTGGTGACTACAAAATACCATCAACAATTGTTGCCACCAACCTGTTCTACGAACCCAGCACGCGAACCAGCAGCTCATTTTATAGTGCCATGGTCAGGCTGGGTGGAAGTGTGATCCCTATCAATGATGTGAGCTTTAGCAGTGTCAGCAAGGGTGAAACCCTTGAAGATACGATTCAGGTCATGGCACAATACAGTGATGTGATTGTGCTTCGCCATCCTGAAAAAGGAAGCGCTCTGAGAGCAGCTCAAGTCAGCCGTGTGCCTGTTATCAATGGTGGTGATGGTGTGGGTGAACATCCCACCCAGGCACTATTGGATCTATATACCATCTACAAACACAAAGGATTAATCAACCCACTTCAAGTGGCGTTGGTGGGTGACCTCAAGCATGGCAGAACTGTTCACAGTTTACTCAAGCTGCTGCGCATGTATAATGTGCAGGTTAATTTGGTCAATCCACCAGGATTCGAAATGCCCGCTGATTTGGTCCTTGCACAAGATCAACAGCACAAGAACCTGTGGTCATGTATCAAAGATGTGGATGTGATCTATATGACGCGAGTGCAAAAGGAGCGTATAGAGAGTACACAACTGCTGGAGAGTTCCAGCAACTATGCCATCAACCTTGAACTCATGCAGCAAGCCAAACCAAACATGATCCTCATGCACCCCCTGCCCAGGGTGGATGAACTGCCTTCCTATTTGGATCAAGATCCTCGAAGCAAATATTTTGAACAAATTGGCAATGGGCTGTTGGTAAGGCAAGCAATATTTTATAGTTTGTTTGGTGATCAAACAGTGCCCTGGCATCCTTGTTTCTGATTAGGCTTGACAGATTGATTGAATGTGCTATATTGGGCTCAGAAGACGAGGAGAGTTGTGTGGACAACTGGATCGTGGATCCCAATGGTCAGACTGCCGAACGCATGATCATGCAGTTGGCGGGAGTTTGCAACGGTGCCAGCACCTGGGACGGGGCCGGATTTTCAAAAATTGATACCAATTTTGGTCACAGCCTTGCTGAGCGTGCCAAGGGTGGGCGGGCTTGGACTGAAAAGCAGGCGCAAGCTGCCCTCAAGCTGATCAACAAATATCGCAAGCAACTGGGCGGCGATGTTGCAATCAATACATGGCTGTGCCAGCCCACTTTTGCTCAGCAGCCCTTGGGCACTCCTGCTCCTCTTGCAGGCAAGGCTGCCCATGCTGACCGCAAGCTGGTGAGCGAGGATCAAGTGGCTGTGTTCACCTTCAGCTTTGACCGTGAACTGGTGAATGCCATCAAGGGCATCCGCGGAGAGCACAAGGGCAAGAAATTCTGGGCAACTTGGGATGCTGCCCGCAAGTGTTGGACATTGCCTGTCAACGAGAGCAGCATTGTGCTGATCATGAACCTGGCATTGTCCTGGGACTTTGACATTGAGGAACGCTTTGTGGTGTTCCATGGCCGCGTGCTGGACAAGCTCACGGGGGTGACCGAGGCTGCTGAGAGCAGCCGAGTGGCTGAGATCATGGGTCAAATCCCAGGCGTGGATATCCAAGCAGGTCAACTGGTGATCGCCCATTCAGATCCCAACGTGCTGGCAGATTTTGAAGCTGCACTGCGCAACCTGTAAAGTGTGGCATTTTTGCCACACCTTTTTTGGTTGACAACCCATGTGATCGTGCTATACTGGGCTCATAGGACGAGGAGATAGTTGTGCTGGAATTTGTTGCCACCCCTGCTCGAGTGCGCGAAGCTACCAAGCTGGCCTACAGCATGGGCATTGATCTCCACGACAACGTCACCAACTATTGGCGCACTCTGCCCAAACACACCAAGATTGACAATTTTGCCTTCACACTCAAGCCCTACCAGGCTGAGGGTGTGGCTCACCTGGAAAAGTGGGGCGGCAATGCACTGATTGGTGACGAGCCTGGCCTGGGAAAAACAGCACAGGTGATGGCCTACGCTTTCAAGAACCATCGCCTGCCCATGCTGGTGATCATGCCCAAGACGCTCATGCTCAACTGGCGCAACGAGATCAGCAAGATGGTGGGCACTCAGCTCAGCGTGTTGATTGTGGGATTTGTGCCCAGCAAGGATCGTGCCCAGCAGCTCAACAAACTGTATCCGCATGTGACCTTCAGCAAGACGCCCAAGAAGGGGTTTGACGTTACGTTGATCAATTACGACATTGTGGCTCGTAACCTGGAAGCCTTGGAAGGTGTGGGTTACGACTATGTGGCGGTGGACGAGAGTCACAAGATCAAGAATCCGCAGGCCAAACGCACTCAGGCTATCCTGCGCCTGGTCACGGGCAAGGAACCCGTCAAGGGCAAGAAGGGCGTTTTCAAGGTGCTGCACAAGGGCGTGGATGGCGTGACCATGATGTCTGGCACGCCCATGGTCAACAGGCCGGTTGAACTGTGGAGCACAGTGAGCACGCTGGCTTCATGGATGCCTCAGTTCAGCAATTTCCTCCAGTTTGCCACTCGCTACTGTGATGCGCACAAGACCCGCTTTGGTTGGGACTTCAATGGCAGCAGCAATGAGGAGGAACTGCATCGCTTGCTCACTGACACTATCATGATCCGTCGTCGCAAGGATCAAGTGCTCCGGGAATTGCCACCCAAGACCTTTGTCACGGTGCCCCTGGAGTTTGACCGTGCCGAATATGACAGTGTGGCTGGTGCTTTTGAAGGCACTGGCAACTGGAAGCAGGGCATGGAGACCCTGATCCGTCACGGTGGCAACCCCGCCAAGAGCGATGAAGCTATCGTGGCCATCAACAAGTGCAGAGAGATTGCCGCCTACGCCAAGCTGGATAGCGCGGTGGAATGGATCCTGGATTTTGTGGAAGAGGGTGAGAAGCTGGTGGTGTTCGCCCATCATCAGCGCATGGTGGATGAGATCCATCAGCGTGTGGCTGCTGCTGGTGTGGGTGTGCGCATGATCCGTGGAGGTGTGGGCCTGGAACAGCGTGCTCAGGCTGCTGATGATTTCCAGAATCTGCCTGATGTCAAGGTGATTGTTCTCAACATTGCCAGCGCAGGGTTTGGAATCACCCTAACCGCGGCTAGGGCCTGTGCCTTTTGCCAACTTCCATGG